TCCTCAACAAAGTTTTCTGCTCTAGCTATTCTGTCAAGATCAGGGGAAAGGTTTAACGCACTAGAAACACTGGTGTCTATGCGTATCATATCGTTATTCATGGTTGAAGCTCTGGTGATAAGCATCTTAGATATAGCTTGTACGGTTTGTATTTCGCTTACCAAACCATCCATTAACTGCTTCATTACAAGAAATATAAAGTAAGCCATTATTAACCCACCGGCTACGGGAAAACCTAGTTCGGCTATTAGTGTAAAACCCTGTTCCATTTGCTTAAACTGTCCTCTGCAATAATCATATCAAGTACACCTACTACAGATACTTCATAGTGTTCTGCTTGACGTTCTGCATCCGCATAATTTTTAGCTATTATTTTAGGCCCCTCGTAACTTCTGCCATCATAAGTAAATTCGGTAAGATAAATTTGCATTTAATCCTCGCCTTTAAACTTTTTGCTTTGGCCTGAAGTGCCCGCGTAGATTCCAAACACGGCTGCCATAGCCCCCGTTACCACTGAAACTAAGCCCGCCTGTTCTAAGTTAGGTTCGGGGATTGTCATAAACCAAGTAACTACCTTATAAAGCAATACAATGTAAACCGTAACAAAAGCTCTGGGAAATATACGCCAAGCATCTACAGTTTTGGCTAGATGAATCCATTTATAAAAAGGATTGCTACTAGAGTTTACTGTATGGGTATCAACTTCTAGTTCTATTTGAACTTTCTTTTTTTCCACAGTTATTTCCCTTTCTTTTTCCCTTTCTTTTTCTTTTTCTTTTTCTTCGCTGTTTTAGCTGAACGTACAAAAGCAGCTTCAGTCGGAGCACCTTTTGCACCCTTCTTACGCATTTTTCTACCTTCCGCACGTTTTTTATTTATGTTGTAGTAAAGACCTTTTTTTTCTACCATTTTACTTTATCCGCCCAATAAGCTGCCGACATTTTGCCTTTAGCTATGTTTTTGCCATGTCGAGCCTTAAATGATTTTCTTCTCATTTTTTGTTTACTAGACTCGCCCTTTTTTGGTTTACCTGCAGTGCTAACACCCTGTTGACCAAACCGTATAGTTTTAATTTTATCGCCTTGTTTAGCAACAACAACATGCGATTTTTTAGGGTGGCTGGGAGTACGTTTAGGTTTATTATAACCACTAACTCCTGCGTTTTTTAACCTGCTATCTTTTGCAGCCATGTTAACAGCTTTTAAAACTGCCCCCGCGCAAAGCAGCTCGCATTCCTTTTTTCTTACCTGAAATCATAATACCGTTTGCTGTATCGGGTGCATTCGATTCTACCATAGTTGAATAAGGGATAGAGCCTTGACCGTCTATCACCAATTTAGATACAGGTTTAGGTGCATCTTCTCCGGGACCGCTAATAATATGTACTTTACTCATAATCTTTACCTTTTTTATTTAATAACTTTTCCATGACCACGTAAAGCTTTGCCACCAGATTTTTTTTTATTTACGGCGCCGCCTTTGTTAAATTTTTCATACTTTACGCTGTTAAATTTTTCACCTTTCGCAGCTAAATCCGCCTTAACCTTACCTGTAAAATTTTGTTTTTTCTTCAATAAAGCATTTGTAGCGCCTTTACCCCGGTCCGCTGCTAACTCCCGGTTAACTTTAATAAGCTGTAGTTCATTAAAAGATTGTTTAACCGATCCTTTAGGCTTAACATAAGTTCCTGCTTTCTTTTTTGCTGCTATTCTTTTAGCCGCATCCGCAGCTAACTTGGCGGTTCGTGCCGCTGCGGTTATAGCAACCACTACTGGTTCCTTTGCTTCATCATTTCGCGTTGTTGCGCGGCTTGTATTCTAGCTCCGGTTTGACGTTCTTGGCTTGCAATACGTTGTTGAAACTCAGAAGACCGTTGACCTAAACGTTCTCTATCAAACGCTAGTTCTTGCTGGTCGTTAGACAAATTGCCTTTTACTTGTTGTTCTTTAATAGCTAACTCTTGCTGTTTAAGACCAATTAAAGGATCCGGTTTCTCTTGACCACCGCCGGCTAGTTGCTGACTTAACGCTTTAACTTCTTGCATACCCTGTGCAATAAATTGTGCTTTTAAGGATTCAAACTCCATGCTTCTTGGAGCTTCTACATCTCCTCCGTTAGCCATTGTTTGTGGCGGCATCATGTTTTGCGGAGCCGCTTGTTGAACACCATTTAAAGGTTGTTGTTGTGGGGCCATCTGTTGCTGTTGCATAGCCGCCTCGGCTTTTTCTTCGGCTTGAATCTTAACGTGCTCCATTATATGTTTTTGTAAATCCATAGCTAGTTTTGGCATTTGTGCAATCATAGGCGAACTTCCAAAAATAAGGTGAGCGGTGATATGTGCTTGATGTTCTTGACCTTTAAATACTTTTAACGGTACACCTTCCATAGAATCAATATTCTCTTGTGCCGGATCCCGCGGTTCAGCTTTATCTGTTGTATGTGAAACTAAAATCTTGTCCACATCCCGTACACCCAACGCTTCATACATGCGACGATATACTTCAGGAATATTATGTATTTCAGGAGCTTGCATAGCTAACTGCATTTCTGTTTGAGCTACCGCTATACGTTGTGCTTGAGAAAATGTGTTGGGATTAGAGACGGGCATAATATCTACACGATTATCAAAATCCAAACGTTTTACAGATTGGTCCGCACCCGCCACACTATACGGGTATTCTTCTGGTAAGTAATCGGACATAACTTTAGAGAGAAGTTTAAACTCAACACGCATAGCATAATGCAGGCGTTTATGGATGGCGCTCATTACTCGAGTACCCTGCTCTAACATAGCGATAGTAGTACCTACCGGAGCATTTTGATTACCGTCACCTACTTTTAAATCAGTAATAGTGGCAAAACGTTGGGCGGCATCTACTACAAAACCCAACAGTTGAAACAAAGTTTGATCCGGACCTTTAAATGGCAACGCCATTAAGCTGTCTCGGATAGCTCCACCCGGAGCATCTACATCTCTAAATTCCCCCGGTTGCAGGGGTTCATTATCGTCTCTAATCCTTAGACCGCGAGCTTTAAAACCAGCCGGTAAATTAGATAATGTCCCAGCATCAATCAACTGCCTTAAAGCAGCCGTTGCCGTTCGAGACAATCCACCGATAGTGTGGATTAAACCTAGTCCGTAGAAACCAAAGCCCGGGAGAAACTTGTAGTGTATAAAGTATTGTATTTTGTGTTTAAGTTCGTCTTCCTCGCGATAGTTCCTACGAATAGAAAGCACCTGACCATTATCTTCACTAACGGTAACAATGTACGGTATTTTAATACCAGTAGCTTCGCCATCCTCGTCAGTTTCTTCAAAGCCGGGTAAATCTAAATCAACGTGACACTCTAACAAAGTACAATCATAGTCAATGTTAGAGGGTTGTGTCCCGTTAATGCTGTCCATTTCAGCGCTAACACTATCCGTATCGTCTTGAGCAGGGATAACGGGGATGTCGCGGTAAAATCCAGACAATTGTTTTTTGCGTAAGTCATTTAAAGACATACGTACTACGTGCGTAATGTTAGGGCACGTTTCTAAGTCATTAGCTTCATACGGTACAATTAAATTTTCAGCCGGAATAAACTTACAAACGGCTCGGTCTAAACCTTCGTCGTAATAAACCTTTTTAAAAGTAGAGCCCGCCAGTGGTAAATAAAACAACATTTGGTCAAACTCAGGTGTGTATTCTTCCATTACATCAGTAATGTAGTAATTCATAAAATCACGTACACGTACCGCTTGGTCTTCTTTAGCGTGAGTAGGTGCTCCAAGAACCACGGTTCGCACCGGTCCGCCAGAAGGTAACAATTCGTTAAAAGCTTGTGCCTGAAACTGCACAGCAGCTTCGGCTAAAATAGGGTGGGTTACTCCAGTAGCGCCACGAAACGGTTCAGTTCGGTCTTCGTATTTAAAGCCAAGTAACTCTAAACCTTTAGAGTAAGCTTCTTCCCAATCAGACCGAGAGGCTTTGTTAGATTCATATTCAGACAGTAAATCACCAGCAATAGAACCTAATTCCCGATCATCCATATCTTCAGCAAGATTGTCATAAAAGTTTTCTGACTCGCGAGCCGTGCTCATAGGATCAAAGTCCAGTGTTACACCCCCGTCATCTTCTTCTATAATTTCAATGTCTTCTGGAATATCCATAGGAACATCGCTAACTAAAGCTTCAACTTCAATCGCGTCCATTTCTTCTGGATCAAGACTCATGCCTTGACGTTCTATTAAAGAAGCTATCGGTTTATCTTCATCTGCCATTTAAAATACCTTTAATAATTAGGGTACAAACTCATAACGCCGCCACCATTTGCTTTTCTTGCAGCGCCGCCGCCGCCTTTGTTACCGCTACCACTAAAATCAATAGGAGCTACGTTGGGTATTTCGATAGTATTGGGGTTAGCCATAGCGGGTCTTGCCATTGAACTCATAATAGCGTTATAGCTTGCCGGATCACTTTTGGCTAAGTCAGCCAGAGTTGGTGGCTCAGATGCTGGATCAATAGCTGGGCCCGTATACCTAGGACCCATGTAGTGAGATCCTGCTAGGATTGCTGCTATACCTTCCGGGCTGTAATCTTGTGTTGCGGCTATAGCTGGATCATAGTCACTAAACACCGGCGATTGTACTCCGGCATTCATTAAAGCTGGACCCTCAAAAGGATTAACAATGCCTAGCTCTACCAAAGACTTACCGCTAACGCCGGTTGTTTCCCCGGCTAACATACGGTTATAGTCTTCTATAAGATTGGCTTTATCTCCGTATTGAGTTGCTGTCCCTGTTTCTGCGGCATAGTCTATTCTACTTTGATCCAAAGCATCTCTTTCGGCTTGCAAATAAGCCTGACCTTCTTGGGATTCAGTAAACGCATTTTTAGTAGACTCACCGCCGGGTAATGCAGTTACGCCACCGTACAGTGAGTTAAAGGCGCTGGCTTTGTCGCGATTCATTCCTGCGGTGTCCATTGCGTTGTCAAAATCCCTTGTTCCTTCGTCTACATATCGTGTAGGTGGTGAGTAATATTCTATACCCGAGGTACCCATTCCGGCTCCACCAGAAAAATCGTACATTGTGTCTGGACTGCCCACACCTACTGGAGCGCCCTCTTCAAAAGCCGCGTTCTCATAGTCCCGCGCCTGTATAGTAGGTACCATAGTAGATGGATCTACTAAAAAATCTCCAGCACCGTAATTTCCACCAGGTAAGTTAGGGTTAAACACCCCTTGGCCCGGAACAGGAACGTAAGCACCTCTAGGATCAGACAGTGCCTGTGACGGAAGGTTAAGATTAAAATTAGGTTGAGCGTTCATAGCGGGGGCGGGTGCCGTACCAAATAAACCACCGCCTTGTTGAAAATGAGGTAATGTTTCACGTGGAACATTTAAAGGACCTTGGCCCGCGTAGCGAGGAAGGCCTGTTATTCCCATCATTTTAGGTCCCACTGCTCTGTCTCCTCAGTTTAGGTAAATATTAGTCTAACATATATTAACCGTAATACGCATTAACTTTCAAGCGTTCGCCGGCGTTGTCAAAACCCCAATCATCCGTAGGTGTTTGCACAAAATTACCTTGTCTATAACGCAGCAAAGCTTGTGTCATGCTGTCTACTAAATCGTCATAACGGCCGTTAGGAAAAGCCGCACATTCTTCAATTAATTCGTCTGCCCAAGGTTCATCCGGAGCCCAAACCATACCGGCTTCAAACAAAGGAGAGATAGCGTGCACTCGAGAAATTTTATCATTGCCTTTACTGGGCGTAAAATTAATAACCGGGATACCCATTTGACGTAATTCTTGCGTTAACGGCGTACCGGACGCTTTTGCCTCAATAATAACGGTCTCTGGGTCCCAAAAATCGTATTGTTCTTTAGCTATCGCCTTTAACTCAGGAAAATCCCAGCGTCCTTTCTTTACATCTAACAAAATAATAGCCGGTTCGCCCCCTATTTCCTGTGGATAAAACACACCCCAAGTAGTAATGGCACTAAAATCAGCCGTTTCTTTCTTAGAAAACGCGGTATCGTAGCTTTGGATAACGTATTGTAAGCTAGGCACCTCTACTTTTTTCCATTTCTTCCACCACTCGCGTTTTAAAATAGCCAAAGTTTCCGAGGTTGGGTTCTGTTGATACTGTGCGTTCCATTTATAGGGCGGTACGGACGCTTTTACCCCTAGCAATTCGTCTTTTGACCAAAACTCCGGCCAGCAAGGGTTTCCAGACGGCATCAAAGCGGGTAGTTCTACTACCTCCCATTGATCGGCTATCGGGTCTTTAGCTTGCGCCCGCATCAATTGTCCCGTCATGTCCTTTTCTGACCACCGGGTTTGAACTAATACAATAGCACCTCCCGGCTGCAACCGTTGACGAGGGCCACCGGTGTACCAGTCCCAAGCTTGATCGAAACCGTTGTTAGATAACGCGGTTTGTTCCGAGTGCGGGTCATCAATAATAATTAAATCACCACCCCGTCCCGCTAAGTTTGAACCAACGCCCACGGCGTAGTACATCCCACCACTTTTTGTGTCCCACCGACCGGATGCTTTACTGTCTGCGGCTAGTTTTGTTTTTGGAAAAACCGTAGCGTATTCATCTGTTTCTAATAAGTTTTTAACCTTACGTCCGAAGTTAACAGCAAGTTCCGTGGTGTGTGTTGCTTGAATAATTTTCATGGCGGGATTTCTACCGATCATCCAAGCGGGAAACAAGAAACTAGCAAACTCACTTTTTGTGTGTCGAGGCGGCATATTAATAATCAATCGTTTAATTTTACCATTTGCAATATCTTCTAGTTTTTTTGCAATAGTCTTATGGTGATTGCCTAAAATAAATTCGGGCCACATCGCTTGGACAAAAGCTAGGAAATTATTTTTACTGTTCTCTACTTTGTCTAATTGAGCTAACCGTAGCTTTAAACGTAATAATTTTGTTTCATCTTCAAAGATATTCATGGGGCAAAAACTTTAAATAATTTTTCCCACTCTACAAAAGGACCTTTAAACTCAGCAACTTCTTGAGAACCTTTTAAACCATCCATAACAAGATTAACCGCTTCTTCGCCTTTAAAAATTAAAATACGAAAATCTTTTTCATTTATCTTCTGGTGCTTAACCAAAACCCAAACGCTGGCATGTTGGTGGCGCGTCATAAAAGCAACTTGGTGCGGACGCAAGCCTACCTTATTGCCGTTACAAAACTTTAATTCTATTAAATGAAACCTACCTTTTTCATCACAGAGCATGACGTCTGGTACACCGGGCAAGGCCCACGATTCTAATCTAGTGGGTAGTATTTTTGGTCGTGTCCGCTTCAAAGCTTCCCGGACTTGTTTCCACAGTCCCGATTCCTTCGGCGTCGCGGTTGCTGGTATCTGTTTGTTTTTCACTGGACGGGCCATAAGATTTTATTTCCTCGATAGCTTTTAATACTTCTTCTTTGCTCATTTGGTCTATGCTGCCGTGCCGAACTTCACTTTTGCTTATGTAAATATCACCTTGGGCTTGCCCTCGACGATACTCGGCTTGTACGGCTGCAGAGTAAGCTCCATTGCTTAATGCTTCATCACGAATTCTCTGTAGTTCACGAACATGTCTGCCATACGTTACGCCAAACTTTGCATCAAGCTCGTTACGATAACGTTTAATCTCCGCAACAACATGCGGGCTTATATCAGGGTTTGTTAATTCATACGCTCTTGTGTGTGAAGAACTTACCGAGTAGCCAGCATTAATTGCCGCCTCTCGTAAAGTTATGTGACCGTCGTTGGCAACCAACTCACGAACAAATAATTGTTGCATACGAGTTAAACGTGTTTTGGATGATAACCCCGGACGTCCATTTTTTTTAATTTTTTTCTTGGCCATTGGAAAAAAATATTAAATTTTTTTGGACCGAAAAACAAGCTAAAAAAATATTAAATTATTGTCAGTTAATCTTATATCGTTTTTAACTGTACCGTTTGTACGAAACCGAGTTATAACCGTCGCTCCCTAGCTACCTGTGCGTCGCTCGTAAGTCGTTGATTTATAAGGAATTTGACCATAATACAAAAAGCATGCTTCTGGGACTCTAGCCCTTAATTCTAACGAAACCCAATCACGGTGCGCGGTTCAAGGAATTGCGGCGGGCATGTTCGGCAGCCGGAACACCGCTGAAACCCGCATAACTATGGGCTTCTGTGTTCGATAGCTGATACTCGAGTGCCGTCCAAATGATTCTGGGGCACTGTGCGCCCCGTTTTTGGGTGAATCGGGGCTAATCTAGGGGCACGGCTCGCGGTGGTAGGTTTTGGATCATGCTCGAGGGTTCGAGGGCGGCTGGTTTCACTGATAAACAATAAACGATCGAGGGCATGCTCGGGAAAAATTCTATCCACATTCTATCCACAGAAAAAAAATGGGGTGGTCAAAAAACGTACAAATTGAGTTAATTTAAAAACCGCTAAAAAAAACCGCTAAACTAAGGGATTTAATTTTTGACCGGGGCAGCATTCCTCCCAGGCTTTTATCCACAGCAGCTTGTTTTTTGGGCCCATGTTATCCACAGACCATCCACAGATTCGAGGCAAAAGAAAACCCGCCGAATGGCGGGCTTAATTGTTGGGTCATTATCGACGTTTATATATTGCGCATGTACTCGATCAGTCGATCGGGATCGGGTGGGTTATCGATCACGTTTAACGTGTCGCTGATTAGATCGATCGCGTCGGTGATCAGTTCGTCGGTCAACTGCTTCAATTCCCATGTCGAGAAAGCCGCAACAATCGATTTTTGAGCGTGCCCGTATGAACATGCATATTCATGGGCGATATAACTGGTGAATTGATTGATGACGAATGACCGCATTTTTTTTAGATCAGGATAGGCGGCATTAATGCGCTCGATATTGCGCTTATAAACTGCGTACCCATCATCGGAATAACTGCCATCGATCCACATTCTAAAATTGCGCCGGTCGATATGATTACAGCAATCAATAATATTAGCGCCGTCAGTATATGAACTGGTCGCGGTAAGATCGTTTTTTATGCGCTCGGATATACTCATACTTCACCCCCTTCCCATTTTTTAAACGCGGTGTTTATTTCTGCGCTTGTCGGCGCTTCCGACGGTTGCCGGTTAGCCGGATAAAGCAATTCATCAATCGCGGCAATAAGATCAAATAATTTCTCGCCGCTATTGCTCGGATCAGTGTGAAAATTAACGGCATTCTCATCAATCAATTTCTCGAGACTATCCCGAGCGTCTAAAAACTGCCGGCGGATACTTTGGTTTGTCTTTAAATCATAGCCGAAGAACTCAGGACGATGCATATACCGGTGGTAATGATAGCGTTGTTTCTCGGATATGCTCATGCTTGCACCGCCTTCAGATCGCCTATAATCTGCTCGACCTGATGCAACACTCTGGCACGGCTTCCACTAAACCCGTCATTTTTTAGCCGCTTATATGCTGACTGCCCGCGACCGTGTAAGCCGGCAATTTCTAACTTGAGCGCGCCACGCAATACAACCAAACGCGCTAGGCTTATTGACTCTTTCGGTATAACGATTAAATTTTCCATCTTTATTACTCCACTTTATACATTACGGGATGTAATGCTTATAACTAAATGTAAACATATATGGGACATTATGCAAATACAGGCAATGCCATTGCTAGGGGCTAATGATTTGATGGGCTTATATCGAAGATAAGAGCGCGCAAAAATGGCGGATATAAAAAAACCCGCCGAATGGCGGGTTAAGTTTTGCGAACTATGGGCCCATAAGATCAGGCTATGTATTATTCACCCCCAACAACGATACGGCAATTCTGCAAAGCTTCATTGACTTTTTTAGATACAATTTTGTTAAAATCGGGATCATAGGTCATGTAATCTTTAATCATGCTATCGATGTCGTTTTGATGTTCGTTAATATCGAATCGGCGGTTTATTTTTTCTTCGAGTTCGTCTAAGTCAATCGCTTCCGAATAATCGATTTCCAGCCCCTCATTGGCTTGGTTAATTACATCAATAACTAACTTTTTGTAGTGACCCACCATATCATCGTATTTATGGTTTTTTTCTTGGGCAATAGCTAAGCTCGCTTTATGAATAGAGATTTCATCTCTGGCGGTCATTAAATCATTTTGTAGTGACTTAATGGTTTCTTGATCGGTCATAAGACCGATTATCACATCTGGATTTTTCACTTTTACATACTCCATTTATTAAGGGTTATTCTACTGGCTACCCTGATGCCATAACTTAAAGATATAGAATATGTCTTATAC